CGGCACGGTCGTCGCGCACCGGAAGATCAGGTGATCCTGCGTCGCGTCGCCCGCCGCGTGCTGCTGCACGTTGTGGAACTGGTACTTGACCCCGCTGAGGTCCTGAAACGTGTTGGCCGCCCACGCGAGGGTGGAGGCCAGCGCCAGGATGCCGAGCAGCGCCAGCGCGCCGTGCGCCCAGGTGATCCGCGTTCGCATCGTTCGAGCCCTCCTTGGTGCCGGGGTGGTGACGGCCGTGGCGCGGGGCGAGCCCGACCGGGCGCTCGCCCCGCGCGTGCAGCGTGCGGGCGATTACTGCTCGGACTTCCACAGGCCGCGGTGGTCCAGCGGGGAGCCGCCGTACACGTGCCGCAGCTTGTAGGTGAACTTGTCGGCGGTGAACACGGAGCCCGCCGTCGGCTGGTCCTGGATGAACAGCTCGGGCTCCTCCTGGCCGTTCCAGAAGCCGACCTCGATCGTCGGCACGTTCGCCGGGTTCGCGCACAGCGCCCAGTCCGTGGCGTCCGTCCACTCGTCCACCACGATGACTTCCATCCGGTAGCGGGCCTGGATCACGTTCGGCGTGGTCCCGGCCTCGGACGCGGCGCCGACGTCCACCAGCGAGGTGGACAGCTTAAAGGCCATGTCCTCGAGCTCGTTCGGCACGAGGATGATGACCGGCGCGTTGACGCCGCCGAGCGGCTTTCCGGAGCCCGCGACCGTCTGCGAGCGCATCGCGACGATCGCGGCCTTGAGGTTGGCGGCGCTGAGGACGCCGCTGCCCAGGTTGCCGTGCGTGGCGTGGAACAGCGCCACGCCATCGTACGGCATCGTGGGATTGGTGCGGATGAAATCGAACACGAAGTCGCGCAGCGTCCACGCGGCCGCGCGCGCGAGCTCGCGCGGGATGCGGCGGAGGGCCCCGACGTCGTCGTTCGCCATCGTCTCGATGGTGAAGTCCTCGGTGCCCCCGCGCTTCGCGATGGCGTACGTCACTTCCTCGTCACCGGGGGTCGCCATCGGGTTGTACGGCGCCCCCTGGCCGACGATCGAGAGCACACCGTACCCGCCCATGCGCGGGCGGCGGTTCGTGCGGAAATCGCGGATCGGCGGCGTCTCGGACACGATCTTGCGCCAGTCGTTGAGGTTCGACATGGCGTACTCGGCCTGCATGCGCCGGGTGATCGAGTCGCCGAAGATCTCGGCCCACGTCGTCGTGGTGATCGACTCCCGGAGCTGGGACTCGGTGAGCCAGCGCTGGCGCTTCGGGTTCGGCTCGCCGAAGACCTGCTTCGGCTGATAGAACGCGAGCGCCTCCATCATCGTGGGGATGGCCGGCGCCCACGAGCGCTCGCCGGTCACGACGTACCACGAGTGATGGATCGACCGGAACGGATCGACGTCGCCCTGCTTCTTGCCGGCGATCATGCCGTCCATCGCCTTGTCCCACTTGTCGCGGGACTCCGCGAGGACGGTCGCGTGGGACGCGCCGAAGCCCTGGACGCGGCCGGCCTCGGCGAGCGCGGTCACGACAGCCACCTGCTCGGCGATCGCGCCGTCGAGGACGGCCTTGAACCTCGCCTCGTCCGCCTCCAGCAGGGAGACGGCCATGCGGCTCTCGACGGCCGTCCGGGCGGGGACGACCCGCATGAGCGGCGACGCGTCGAGCGCGACGCGCACCTGCTCGCGACGATCGCGCTGCCGGTTCGCACTCTGGAGCCCCTCGATCAGCGTCGAGGTCTGCCGGAGCGATTCCTGGAGCGAGGCGATCGTGGCCGCCGAATCGACGGTCGGCTGCGCGAGCGCCTCGCGGAGCTTGGCCTGGAGCAGCTCGGCGGTCCACCCGCCCTGCGGCTCCGTCGCGACGAGCTCCGGACGAATCCCTCGGACCATCGCCAGCAGTTGCGCCAGGTCCATCGTGTGCCCTCCTCCTGTCGGTGGATCGATCGACGCGACCAGCGTCACGAGCTCGCCGCCCGCCGCCGGGTCCGTCACGACGTCTGTACTGTGGACGCGCGGCCCGATCGCGCGCACGATGGCCGCCCGGATGCCCTCGGCGAGGCCGGCCTCCTCCCGGCCCTCCGCGTTGATCGAGAAGCCGACGAGATCCCGCTTGCCGCGGTCCCACGCCTCGGTGAGCTTCGTGCGCAGCCCCGCGTCGACCAGGTGGAACTCGGCGACGATGCCGCTGTCATAGCGCGGGTTGCGGAGCCACCCCACGACGTCCTGCGCGCGGCGCTCCCAGCGCTCCACGTGCGGCGCCGCGTCGTGCATGAAGATGCGCACGTCGTCGAAGCGAGTCACCGCCTCGCGTAGCACGTCGGCCGGGTAGTAGCGCGGCAGCCGCAGGTCCGGGGAGACGTTCTTCGAGAAGCCCGGCGCGATGATGCGGACGTCCCACACCGACCCGCGCGGGAGCCCGCCGGCGGCTTCCCGGAGCGCGAGGAACTGGGCGCGGCCGCCGTTCGCGGGCGGCACGAGCTGGCTCTCGCCGAGCGCGGTGTAGGTCATCTGGACGCGCGTGGGCTCGCCGAACGTGACCGCCCCGTCGTCCGCGATCGCGTAGGGCACCTCGAAGTACTCGCGCCCCTTGCAGACGATGACGGACTCGTCGCGCACTTCCATGAGATACGGCGAGTCGATCTCGCTCGGGCTGACGAGCGGCGCCATCTGGCCGTAGTACGCGTCCCGGACGGCGGACACGCGCGCCTCGAGGGCCTCCCCGGAGTACGCCTCGCTGAGCCGCGCGACGACGCGATCGCGCTTCTGGGCCTCGGCTTCGGTGGCGTAGGTGCCGAGCTTGCGCTGGCCGTCGCGGGAATACAGGACGTACTTGCCGTCCTCGTGGCGGATCACGACATGCCCCCTCCAGCGTGGGTGAGCGGACCCCTGCGCGTCACGCGCTCAGGGTATGGGGCGGCCGGAGGAGCGGGTCAGCAAACGACAGGCCCTGTCCACTACAGGGTAGGCCCTGTCCACTAGACGGCTACTTGACAGGGTCTCCGATTTTGATCGCGCGCCGCCGGATCCAGCGTTCGACGTCCGGCCAGAACGCATAGAGGGCGCCGTTCGGGATCACCCGAAAAAGCGGCAGCCCGGAGTACTTCCCAAGCCGCTTCACGGTCTTCGGGCTGAGCCGAAGCCGTTGCGCCAATTCGTCGAGGGGGAGGAGATCGGACGCGGCCACCACGGATCCCGCGTGCTCCAACTGTCGTCGATGCGTGGTCATCGTCACGCGGCCCGCTTGATCCGCACGCCGTCGGCATCCACGACGACGACGGCCGTGCACCGGCAGTTCACCGTGTTCCACGCCGAGCCGGCGGGGTCGAGCGGGTAGCGGAGCCACTCGCCCCCCACGCGGAAGCGCGCCCCGATCGGGATAGGCGTCGAGAGCGTCGCGAGGTGCACCTCACGGTGTGCGTCGCGGGTCCGGCTGTCCATCACCGCCACCCAGCGCTTCTGGAGCCCCTCGACCTCCCCGCTGAGCTGCCGCGCACGGGCGTCGTTCGCCGCCGAGAACACCCGGCTCAGCTCCGTGCGCAAGATCGCCTCGGCCCGGGCCCGCGTTGCCCCGCCGAGGATCTGGCGGATCCGGCTCATTAGCTCCAGCGGCGGCGTCTGGCTGAGCACGCCCTGCCGGATGACGCGGCCGATCTTCGTGCGCGTCTCGGTCGTGATACCCCGGATGAGATCGGGCACGAACAGCCGGCTGATGTCCTCCGCCACCTCGTCGGCGATGTCGGACAGCGCCAGCGCCCGGATAACGGCGGTGTCCTGCTCCTCGTCGCGGGCTTCCCGCAGCGCGGCCCGCCGGAGCGCGACGCTGACCGCGACGTCGGCCGCGCGCTGGCCGAGCCGCGCGGCGGTGCGGACGGCGGCCGCCAGCGTGAACTCGAACTGCGTCGCCCAGCGATCGAGCAGCACGTCGGCCAGGCGCCCGAGCCGCTCCACGTGCACGGGCTCGAGGCGCCCGCTCCCCATCGTGCCGGGCGTGGCGATGAGCGGGTCGAGCCGCACCGCGTCGGCGAGGCGGCCGAGCAGCGACGCGCGGAGCTCGTCGAGGGCGGCGCGCACCGTGCGCCAGGTGTCGCGCTGGAGGCGACGCAGCGCGGCCGTCATCGGCACGCGCGACGAGCGCGGCGTCGTCGCCTCGATCACGCGTCGGGATCTCCGTCTTCGGGCGGCTGCGGGGGTCTGGTGCCCGGCCGGCTGGGCGCGTTCGGGTCGCCGGCCCGCGTCGCCGCGTCGTAGAGCGCCTCGTCGTCGGCCTGGCGCTCGGCGTCGATACGGTCGGCTTCCTCGGCGGGGTCGAACTCGACGCCGACGTGCGTCGAGACGGCGGCGACGAGCTTCGTGGCCGTCTCGCGGCTCAGGATGCGATCGGCGACGAGCGTGCTGACGGACGCGCTGACCTGCTGGAGCGCGCCCGCGCCGCGCACGACGTCCTTCGGCGACAGGTCGGGCATGTCCACCGTCGCGAGCGACCACGTGGGGCGCGCGGGCTCACCGTCCTTCGGCGAGGGAGTCTCCGCCTCCAGCGAGCCGGCCTTGACCGCCTCCCAGGCGACGTAGCGCAGCAGCACGGTCAGGACGAGCTTGAGCCGGCGCTGCTTCGCGGTCACGCTCTTGACGCCAGGCTCCGCGTGCTCGCCGGCCGACGCGCGCGTCTCGTCCGTCTCGCCGACCCAGCCCGGCGGATAGCCCACGTTCGACACCGAGTAGTTCTTCCCCGTCTTGAAGCCCACCGACAGGTCGGAGTGCTTCAGGTCCGGCGTCATCGGCTCCCACGTCTCGCTCTCGTTCGTGACGAGCACGGAGCCCGGGCGCGGCGGGGTCGGGTGAGCGGCCTTCCATTCGTCGATCTTCGTGGCGTCGGCCTGGCCCTTGAGCATGACGTGCCACACGAACGCGTTGACGAGCCCCGCGCGCTCCAGCATGTCGAACTGGTAGCGGTCGAGCATGTCGAGGTGATCGAGCGACGCGGCGATCGTCGCCTGGCCGCGCGTCATGCCCACGATGCGATTCGCCGCGAAGTAGAGCACCCCGCTCGGGGCGGTGCGCACCGTCGTCCCGCCGGCGATCACCGGCGGGAACAGGCCGTCGAGCTTCGCCCGCCACTCCTCGCGCAGGCGCAGCGCGGCCGCGCTGAGGACGTCGGTGTCCTCGACGCCGACGCCGAGGATCGTCGGCACCACCATCGCCTCGGCCGCCGTCACCGTGGCCTTGAACTCGACGCCGATGATGACGCGCGCGTTGCCGGGATCGGCGATCGTGCGCGACACGGTGAGCGGGTCCGCGAGCGTGATGCGCACGAAGCCGTCCGCCGCGACGAAGCACGGGATGATGACCTCGCCGAGCAGCTCGTACTCCAGCGCGATCGTCTCGGCCGTCTGATCCATCCGGTTGACCGGGTCGTCCCAGAAGCGATCGAGCCACGCCTGGAGAGCCTCGGCCTCGTCGGGGGCGGACGGCTCCACGCCTTCGCCGATGATGAAGTCGCGCC